ATTCAGCTCGCGTCTCTAATGTCGCAGCTACTACCGCACCAGACGAAGTTTCTGAGCCATCATCCGATGATTCAGAATCACCAACACCAACAGAAGGAGACGAAGTGGAAAACACCGTCACAGAAGCACCTGCCGCCGAGACGGTAGAAGCCTCGCAGTCAGTACAGGCCGCAGCAGCACCAAAGCCTGTTAATTTCATCGCAGCACGAAATCCAATCGTGTCACCAGAGACTTATCTCATGCACCAAGTTAAAGCGGCTCGCGGTTCAGAAGAATCTCGCGCGTTCATCGCTGCAGCTACTGCATCAACAGATAACCCTGGCTTAATTCCAACACGCCAACTTCGAGAAGTCGTAAATGGTCTTGCAGATAATGTAAGAGCTTCAATCGATTCGATTTCGAATGGCACTCTTCCAAGCGCAGGATTAGTATTCCAAATCCCAAAGATTACACAACTTCCAGCAGTGGCACAGATTGACGAACTTGATGCAGTAACTCCAACCGTTATGGAATCAGAATTCATCAACGTGGATGTCAAATCCTTCAAGGGTTCTCAGGTAATGTCCGTCGAACTTGCTGACAGATCAGATCCATTGTTCTTTACAGAACTTATCAGCAATCTTTCTTCACAATACGCACGTGCAACGAATACTTATAACTCAGCACAAATCATCGCTGGTGCAACTAAGACTGCAACCGGTTATGGCACAGACATCACTGCGGCAGAATTGCTCGCATGGGTTTCAGCTGGTGCAGTAAGTGTTTATTCAAACACCTTCAAATTCGCAGACGCAATCGTCGTGAGTCCAGCCATGTGGGGCCGAATTATGAGCTTCAACGTTGATGGGCGACCAATTTACAACGCGCTTCAGCCACAAAATGCTGCTGGTAACGCACAACCTCGCAGCCTGCGCGGTTCAGTAAATGGCATCGATTTGTGGGTTGATACCGCACTATCAGGCACAGGTGACGATTCTATGTATGTCATCAACCGTGACGCATACACATGGTACGAATCTCCACGCTTGGAGCTTCGCACAAATATCATCTCCGACGGTTCTATCGGAATCCTTGTATATGGATATGGAGCAACGGCCACAAAGATTGCGGCTGGCGCATACGCGTTCAATAAGGACTAATTAGAAAATCAATCATCGGCTAGGTCGCTCCCGAACTAGCCGAGCAGACGAAGGGAACAGAGATGCCGAATATCATTACCGCTGACCAACTGCGAGCGATACTTGGCGTCTCTGAATCTCTTTATGACGATACTTATCTTGACCAGATTATTGATTCTGCGGAACAGACCATCCTTCCGCTGCTGACGCAATACCAATCGGCAATCACTACTACGCGCATTTCAGATGGCGTCGTCTATTTTACGACAATCCGGCCATGCTACTTTGCGGTAGGTCAATCCGTCGTGGTTGCCGGTTGCGGCGATTTAGATGCAACATATACAGTCACCACGCACTCGGTGACAGGATTTGAGTTCTCTGCAGCTACTGCCGAAGCCGACCAAGTAGTCCATACGATTATTCCGGCCGGAAGTGCCACCCTCGATGGAGCTTCATCCGCAGAACTTTATGCGAACGTAGCTGCAATTCAATCAGCCATCTTGGTCGTAAGTGTTGAGATATTTCAGTCTGTAACCGCTCCGGGCAATCAGATCATGAGCGACAACTTTCAACCTTCGCCATTTGTCCTCGGTAGAAGTTTAACGAACAGAGTGATTGGCCTTCTTGGACCGTTCATTGATGTAGAGACGATGGCAATGTGACAATCGAAGCCGACGTCCGAACACCGTTAGCGACTGCCCTCTCAGGAGTCGTTGCCTCGGTCTATAACGGTATTCCGGAAGCTTTGATTGCTCCAGCCGTATGTTTAATCCCGGATGCACCGTATCTGGAGACAAATCTTATTAATGGAGCCGTGACCAAGGTTCGAGTCAATCTGACCGTAACCGGAGTCGTGGCGTATAACAATAACGCAGCAGCCCTCGATAACTTGGAGCAGCTAATGATAAGCATTCTGGGGGCCATGCCGCCCGGATACGTGGTCGGTAACGTCAATCAACCGACACCTTTAGAAGTCGGGACTGGTAAATTCCTTACGTCGGATTTACAAGTCTCCACCTACTACACAGAAAACTAGGAGCAAAAATGACCACTATCATCACCGGTAGAGACATCACATTCACCATCGATGGTGATACTTATGATGCTCAAGCAACATCGGCCACACTTACCATCGATTCGACAATCAATACGTACCAGACCCTCGATGGCAAAGCTTATTACACGACAGATTCTCAGGGAACTTTTGCGGTTGAAATGCTGCAAGATTTCGGAGCGGTTTCATCACTTTGTGAAGCATTATGGAACGCCGCAGCTACTACACCAAATACACCGCTTTCAGTTCTCTTTACTGTTGCAGGCGTCGCATACGTGTTCCAAGTTCAGCCAATCTTCCCTTCACTTGGTGGTTCTGCGCCGGACGCATTAACCGCTTCACTTTCATTTACCTGCGTCACCACACCAGCGTTAGACTAGAGATAAGGAATCGGGAGCATGAAATTACCAATCACAATCGAATATAACGGCGGCACCATTGAGACCTACACTGCGCAACCGCCAGAGTGGGCTAAGTGGGAAAACAAGACGGGATTTATCGTCTCTCAAGCTCAGGAAAAGATAGGAATATCTGACCTGCTATTTCTGGCGTATCACGCTATGAAGCGCGAGGGTGGCGGTAAGCCCGTCAAGCCTTTCGATATTTGGTGCGACACAGTCGTCGAAGTAAAGGTCGGAGATGACGAAAGCCCAAAAGTTACGCCGTCGGAAGCCTAAATAGAATCCTCTGGGACTTGGCCATCGCAACCGGTCTAAGTCGCAGCGAGTTCGAGACCGCCGAAGACGTATTAACCGCAATCGAGATTATGGAGCAGCGGAATGGCAAGTGAGATGATCGCATACGACAAGTCTGACTTGCGTGGCATTATCCGGGCCTTCAAGGCGATGGACGAAGAAGCCGTCTCTCAAGCTAAAGGCGTCTCCAATGGTCTGGCTACTTATCTGCAATCAAAGATTATTAGTACGGCTTCCGGGGCAAGAAATAGAGCTGCATCAAGAATTGCTGACGGTTCAAGAGTGAGTAAATCGTCCAAAGTCGGAGAACTATCTTTCGGCTTCGTGTCTCAAAAGTTCTCCGGCGGTGGCACGACTCAACAACTCTGGGGCGGTTACGAGTTCGGGTCTAACAAGTTCAAGCAGTTCCCAGTCTGGTCTGGTAAAGAAGGCCGTGGTTCTCGCGGTTACTTTATCTATCCGACACTTCGCAAAGAGCAGCCATATTTGGTTAATGAGTGGGAAAATGCATTCACAAAGATTTTAAAGGAATGGACGTAACATGGCAGCCGCTGGTTCAAGAACTCTCAAGTTATCCATTCTGGCTGATATTGATGATCTGAAAAAGAATCTCAACGTCGGCTCCAACGAGGTCGATTCTTTTGGTAGTAAAGTCACAGACTTCGGAAAGAAAGCCGGTCTAGCCTTTGCGGCCGCTGCCGCTGCGGCTGGTGCCTACGCAATCAAGATTGGCGTCGATGGAGTCAAAGCAGCCATCGAAGATGAGCAGTCTCAGGTTAAATTAGCCAGCGCGTTAAAGAACGCGACCGGTGCAACAAATGACCAGATTGCTTCTGTGGAAAAGCAGATTCTCAAGATGTCTTTGGCCTCCGGAGTATCGGACGACAAACTTCGCCCGGCCTTATCACGGCTGGCAATCTCGACTGAAGATGCGAGTAAAGCCCAAGAGCTTCTTTCTTTGGCCCTTGATATTTCAACGCAAACCGGGAAACCGCTCGAAACGGTGGCAAATTCGTTAGGCAAGGCTTATGACGGGAACACGACTGCCCTCGGCAAGTTAGGCATCGGATTATCATCGGCTGAACTTAAGACCATGGATTTCACCCAAGTCCAGACGCGTCTTTCAGATTTGTTCGGCGGTGCCGCAGCTCGTAACGCCCAGACCTTTCAGGGTCGGATGGATATTCTCAAGACCACACTCAACGAAGCCAAAGAGACTATTGGATACGCCTTGCTTCCTATCTTGGAGAACTTAGTCGGATATTTTACTCAGTACGTGGTGCCAATCGTCGAGAAGTTATCTACTGCTTTCTCCGATAAGTCTGGCGGATTAACGTCTTATATTACGAATCTCGGTACCACTCTGAGCAACGTCTTCACTCCAATCTGGAACGGTCTCGTTAAAGCCTTCGGATACGTCAAAGATGCCATCGGTGAAAACATGGATGCATTCCTGGCTTTCGGAAAGTTAATTGCGGATTACGTGGCACCGGTTCTCGGAACGACTTTAGGAGCAGCCCTTCAGATCGTAGGAAAGATTGCTGGCGGGGTCATTAATATCATTGGCGGCATTATTGGAGCCATTACGACTGCGGTCGAAGCAGCCATTGGAGTTATCAACTGGCTGATTACTAAATACAACTCCATCCCACTTTTACCCAATATTCCAACCATCCCGGTCAGCGGAGCCCCTACCGTCAAAATGCCAACCGTTTCAACTTCGGGAATTACCACTACGACCACAATTCCAAAGATTTCTTTACCATCTACTTCAGCTTCTTCAACTACATCAACTTCTTCCGGCGTAGCTTCTGCGGCTAGTTCTGCAGCGGCAGCAGCGGCCAGCATAGGTGGTGGCTTTACCGATTCACAGAATGCGGCTCGACTAGCTGCCATGGGCGGTGGTGGTTTCACGGATTCTCAAAATGCTGCACGTATCAGCATCACCGTCAATGGAGCAATTGACCCAGAAGGTACGGCTCGGACGATTGTGGATACCCTCAACAATTCTGCCTACCGTGGCACCGGTGGTTCTAGTAACTTGGTTGCAGTGTGACAGTCTGGAATCCAATCTGGCGCGTCACCATCGATGGGACGATTTACACCAACTTCACGCTTGCCAATCTGACGATAACTTCTGGTCGCGTTAATATCTATGAGCAGGCCAATGCCGGTTATGTGAATCTGCAACTCATAAATCTTGACCAATCTGAAGTTAATATCAACATCAACGACTCTGTGACGATTGAACTTAAAGACTCAAGCGCAACCTTTACTCCGATATTCGGCGGCACAATTACTGACGTATCTATCTCAGTCTCCAGTTCTGGAGTCGTGGGAGTCAATCAGACCATCTCCATCATCGCGCTTGGAGCATTGTCGCGACTTCCTAAAGCTCTTACCGATGGGACACTAACTTCAGCTCATGACGGAACTCAAATCCTTCATATATTGCAAGACTTGCTTCTCAATAACTGGAGCGAGGTTCCAGCCGCTTTAACATGGGCCACATATGACCCAGCGACAACTTGGGCCACCGCTGAGAATGTGGGACTTGGTGAGATTGATACTCCAGGCAATTACCACTTAGCTGCACGAACTGCCGACCGGACAACGGTTTATTCTTTGGTCTCAGACCTCGCTACATCCGGATTAGGTTATATTTATGAGGATGCTCAGGGCAGAATCAGTTATGCCGATTCGACTCACCGAAGCATTTATCTGGCTACTAACGGCTATACCGACCTTTCAGCAGCTCAGGCCTTATCTAACGGCATCACTATCCAAACCCGAGCTGGAGACGTCCGGAACTCGGTAACTTTAAAGTACGGGGCCAACTCAAACAATGAGACCACGCCCTTTGAGGATGCGGATTCGATAGCCATTTACGGACGTCTTGCGCAAATAGTCACCACTACGCTGAAGAATCACGCAGATGCCGATGCTCAAGCAGCCTTCTATTTAACTCTCCGGGCCTATCCGTTGCCGATGTTCAATCAGATCACATACGAATTGACCAATCCGGAAATTGATAACACAGACCGGGATTCTTTGATTAACATCTTTATGGGACTTCCGTTACGAATCTCGGATTTGCCACTCAATATGTCTGCTGGAACTTATCTGGGTTTCGTCGAGGGATGGACGTTCCGGGCAGCGTATAATTCGGTCTCGGTGACGGCTTTGCTTTCACCGTTGGCGTTTAGCCTTCAAGCTATGAAATGGCAAGAAGTCTCAGTGCTAGAAAAATGGAACACCATCTCGGGAACTCTCGAATGGCAAGATGCGACGATAGTCGCGTAAGGAGAAAAGATGAGCAATCCGACCAGTAACTTCGGCTGGCAAATGCCAACGCCGACAGATTTAGTAACCGACCTTCCTGCCGATTTTGAAGTCTTTGGTCAAGCCGTAGATACCTCTATGGCCGACCTTAAAGGTGGCACGACGGGCCAAGTGCTATCGAAGAATAGCAATACCGACATGGACTTTGTCTGGGTAACTGACGCAGCAGGAGACATCACTGGAGTCACTGCCGGGACGGGTATTTCAGGCGGTGGAACATCCGGCACTGTAACAATCACCAACTCAATGGCTACAGAAATTACGGCCAAGGGTGATCTGATTGTAGGAACTGGCTCAGCTACTTTCGACAATCTTGCAGCTGGAGCCAACGGAAGTACACTCGTAGCAGATAGTTCCGCTACTACAGGCTTGCGCTATCAAGCAAATTATGCAGCAGGTAAAAATGCAATTATTAACGGTGACTTTTCTATTTGGCAACGCTCTACCAGTGCCACAGTGACCTCGGAAAACTATTTTGCACCTGACCGTTTTCGCAGCGTTTATGCTGCAGGTGGTGCGACTGTCACTTGGTCACGTCAAACCTTTACACCAGGTGCAGCCCCAGTCGCAGGTTATGAAGGTCAATACTTTTCAAGAATTGCAGCCACTTCTGGAAGTGGGACAACTGTTATTGGTGTTAATCCACGTATAGAAAATGTGCAAACTTTTGCTGGTCAAACTGCCACAATTTCATTTTGGGCCAAGGCAGATAGTGCAAGAACAGCGACTATTTTGTTAGTCCAAAACTTTGGTTCAGGTGGTTCGGCTGATAATAATGCTTATTTAACAACTCAAGCATTAACGACATCTTGGGTGCGTTATTCTTTTACTACTACTGTTACATCTGTTTCAGGAAAAACAATAGGTTCAAGCAGTTTTCTAGGACTTTACATTTATCTAAATACAGGTCAAGCAAGTGGTTCGCCTCAATTAGATTTATGGGGCGTACAAATGGAAGCAGGTTCAGTGGCAACTGCTTTCCAAACTGCCACTGGAACAATCCAAGGAGAATTAGCCGCTTGCCAGCGTTATTATGTTCGTTATTCAGGCGCTGCTTATCCAACAATTTGCGCTGGTATTGGTAATTCTAACATTGCCGTTTATTATTCAATGCCGTTAAAATCTACAATGCGGGCTGCTCCAACTACCTTAGATTTTTCAACTGTAGGTGCTTGGGACACAGCAACAATTTATGCTGGTTCAGGATTAGCATTAGCGGCTCCTCAATGCACGGCAGATTTTGCTTTCTTTACAATGGTTACAAGCGGAACAACTGCTCAAAGAGCCTATTTTTTAATAGGCAACAATTCGACATCATCCTATATCGGCTTTAGTGCGGAGTTATAAAAATGGACAAAGTAACTTTTATTGATATTGAACTAATGGGTGAGACAGTAACTCACGCAATCATTGACCGAGGCAATGGGGAATATACCTCAATGCTTAAATCAACCTATGACGAGCAGCAAGCGGCACTATCCACACCGATAGCAACTGATGAGCCAGCTACTAAGTCAAAATAACTGGGTCGCGTCAAAGGACGCAGCCGAAATTGGCATAGTGAGTGTTCCCATCGAGGGGACAAAGCTCAAGGTTCGATGTGCGAAAGCCGTTGCGCCATTGGTCGCTGGATTCTGTAAAGAGTTTAACGATCTGATTGAGCCCATCGACGGTGGTGCATTGGATGACTGGGGTTATTGCTTTCGGATGGTTCGTGGGGCTACGGACAAGCTGAGCAATCATTCTTCCGGCACCGCCATCGACCTCAATGCCACAAAGCACCCTCTCGGAAAGAAGGGGACATTCCCAAGCGAAAAAGTGCCGATGTTGAGAGCTTTGGCCAAGAAGTACGGCATGATGTGGGGTGGAGATTTCCGTCATCGTTCTGATGAAATGCACTTCGAAATCTCTATAACTCCAGCGAAAGCCGCTGAACTTATCGAAAGGCTAGGATTATGAGCGAATTCAAAGCATTAGCAGCCTCTTGGGCTAGGTCTTTCATGGCCTCTTGTCTTACCGTTTATTTGGCCGGGATTACAGACCCAAAGGCCATCGGGATGGCAGGTCTGGCATCCGTTGCACCCGTTATTCTCCGCTGGCTTAATCCTAACGACGCAACCTTCGGCCGGAAATGACCGATGCAATCACGGCGGTCGGATTAATCGCAGCGAGTACGATTTCTGGCATTGCTGCCCTTTATGCAGCTCGTTCAGAAAAGAACTCAAGACCCGTCTCTAACGGCTTTGCCGAGGGGATTAGAGCCGACGTCAGAGAAATCCGAACGCTGATGATTGAGCATCTTAGAGACCACCCTTAGCCATTCGACACGCCGACATCTAGGCGGGAATCTTGATTATGTCAGCCCAAGGTGTCACTCTCTGATTCGGGAGCCGGTAGTCGGTTCCCAGAATCGGGAGCAAAATGACAACAAGCGAAATCGGACTCTTTGTCCTTATGGCGATTGCCTGCATTTTATGGGCCATCGTGAGTTACTCAGTCGGATACAAAGAAGGCCATAAAGACGGCTATCAACGCGGCAGAGCCGTAACACGCCACGCCTCATCTAAGGTCGTAGCGTAATGGCGTTCTTAGATAACTACGAAGATGTAGCTGCAAGGATTCGACGCTTCTGGGATACACACCCCACCGGTCGAATTGAGAATCAGATCGTGGACTTCAACCCGGAGAAGGGTTACATATTCGTCGAGTGCCGGGTCTATCGTGAATACGAAGATTTAACAGCATCAGCCATCGACTACGCCTTCGGCAACGTGGCAAGTTATAACGTGCAAATGAAGCGGTTCTTTGTCGAAGATACTGTCACTTCGGCAATCGGTCGCGCTATTGGGCTTTTGCTCGGTACGTCAGAAAGGCCTACGCGTCAGGACATGGAGAAAGTCGAACACGTCGAAGCTAAAGTCGTCGCTTCAACGGTCGATGACTATGACCCTTGGGCTACGAGTCAGCCAGTCAAATCAACACTTAACGAGATTGCCAGCCAACTCGGCGGTGAGCTTGTAGCTGCGGCCCCGGAGTGCATTCATGGCCACCGTATCTGGCGCGAAGGAACGTCTGCCAAGACGGGAAAGGCATGGGCAAATTACTCATGCACCGAAAAGAGCAAAGCCACACAATGCCAGCCTCTTTGGTATGTGTTCACTTCACGAGGAACTTGGGAGCCACAGGTATGAGCGAATTCGTGGAGATAATCAATCCTAGGACGATGACTTGTAAATTGATGCGTGAAGGCGTCATCGTTGCCGAATACAAAGTCGAGCAATGCGACAAATGCTCGATGATCGTGCAACTCGACTCGCTTGGCTATCAAAAAAGCGACCCCATAGAGAACATCATCTGGTTCTGTAAAGGGTGCCGATGATTCGAGTCAATATCTCACGCGATGACGAATTCACGGCCGGTTCTGTGGCCTTTCGTCGAGCAATGGAGAACTCGAACAAGGTAGATAAATCGTTTCAGCAGTTAGATTTGCACGAGGGGATTGCACGAGATGCACACTCAATCGGGGCAGAGATAGCAGTAGCGCAGTACTTTGGAATCAAAGACTTCGAGCCTACTTGCGGCACTTTCAAAGAAGCAGCCGACGTAGCTTCGTTCATCGAAGTCAAACATACGAAGTGGCGCGATGGTCATCTCATCGTCAAAGAATCCGACCGCAACTCCGACATCGCCGTATTGGTAGTCGGTACATCACCGCAGTATTACATCGCAGGATGGATACCGGTAGCCGTGGCCAAGAAGCCACGATTTAAGCACGACAAATCTAATTCGTGGTGGGTCAGTCAAATCAACTTGCAACCCATCGAGACTTTACAGAGGAGCCAATATGGCGCAGCTAGACTTTGAATGCCGAAGGTGTAAGAAGATAACTCGTCAGATAGTTCAAGGAAAGATTACAGATAACTTGCCCCCTGGAGTCGAAGTAATCCAATGCACAAAATGCGAGCTGCTAACCGTGGCCAGTGTTGGAACAGATCATCGTGAGTAGCGACCGCCTAGACCTTGACTTTGGTCACGACGACATCGACCACGGGACATCGGATGACTACTACACACCGCCGACAATCTTTACGTCTCTCGGCCTCAGTTACGACATGGACGTATCGGCACCACCTAACGGAGTTCCATGGATTCCTGCTAAGCGGTTCTTGAGTGTTATCGATGACGGACTGGCGACGCCTTGGCAAGGCCGGGTGTGGTGCAATCCACCTTACTCAGACGTTACGCCTTGGGCTAATAAGTTCATCGCTCACGGTAACGGCGTGGCCTTGGTGCAAGTCTCCAAAGCTCGATGGTTCGACACGTTATGGGTAAAGGGAGACGGCTTCCTGATACTCCCATCCAATCTCAAGTTCATGACTCCCAACGGTGAGACCAAGGGAATCTTCATGCCTTGCGTACTCGTTGGCATGGGAGAAGAGAACGTCGAAGCCATGAGAAATAGCGGATTGGGCCACGTGAGATGACAAATAGTTATGCACAGGAGTTATCCACAGGCACCGATAAACGGTGGATGACACGCAGGAGCCCCGTACAAATTATGCACATACTTGCGATGTATTTGACTTCGTCGGTACGATGCTATCGCTTGAAGCGAGCCGCTGAGGCGGATTGCTCGCTAGAGCGGACGCATCTAATGCCAGCGCTTTGCCTATTAGCAGGCTTGCTTTCAATAACGGCAATTACACCAGCCCAAGCTATAACTCAAACAGATCATCTCAAGCTATATGCTCATTCTCGGATTGTTGATTACAAACAATTTCAATGCCTGAACGCGTTGATTACTAAGGAGTCATCTTGGTCAGTCTCAGCTCGTAACGGGTCACACTTTGGACTTGGACAGATGAAGAATCAGCGGTATAGAAGGCTCGATGGATACTCTCAGATTGACTGGACTATTCGTTATATTAAGAATCGTTATGGTTCGATGTGCAACGCATACCGTCACCTCTTAGCGAAGGGATACCACTGATGTCTAACTCGTGGAAGGGTGGTAGTGGTAAGGGTTGGAGAGCGATAAGGGAACGGATACTCAAGCGCGATGGCTACGCCTGTCAGCAGTGTGGTGAGACCGAAGGCCAACTCCACATTGACCACATCATTCCAAAGCGGTTGATGGGCAAAGAAGGCGATGTTGATTCCAATCTGCGAACTCTGTGCAGAACTTGTAATTTAAAGAAGGGTGGTCGCTTTTTTAGCACGGAAGGAACACCCCCGACTCTCCATGGACGTATATCTCCCTTAAACGTGAGCATAAGCCATGAATAAGCCTGTTCAGGTCATAGATAGTGGGTCTGAGGCTGATAC